GCCACGGGAGGCACGAGAGTGCCAAACGTGAATGGCGGCTCGGGGTCGAGGACGGGGCGCAGTAAGGACAAGGACGACCAGCAGACCCCCAAGGGGTTCGCACAGATTCTGGCAGACCAGCTCACGGGGGCAGCGCCTCCGGGGCAGGGTTGGGCAGGTAGGTAAGTCGCGCCGCTGGGTGACGACTTCGAAGGAGGAGGTGAATCGTGGCTGCGTCCACGTTTACCAACTGGATCCCGGTCGAATACGGGGCACAGGTGATCCAGAAGGTCACCCAGCACAGCGCTGTGGAGACTTTCGGGCAGCGCGTGACCATGACGTCCAACTCGCGGTACGTGAGCCGTGACCAGGGCGTCGAGGCTGGGCTGATCCAGAAGGGCAGCACGTACGCGGTTGGCGGCGGCTCCCAGGGCTTCGGTACCAACGACGAGGCGGAGGACGCTGTCCTCCTGACCGCCGGCAAGTGGGGTACCGAGGTCGACATCGCCGAAGAGGACATCATGGACTCTTTGGCGGACATCATCAACTCGAAGTCCAACGCGATCGGCACTGCTCTCGCGAAGGTCTACGACAACGTCGCCCTCGGTGTCAATGCGGCTCCGGGCGCGACCAACGCGCAGACCACGTCGGTGTACCGCGGCCTCACGACTGCGGACGCGAGTGTTGGCTACACGGCCAACGCGAACGCCTTCGCCGGTGCGGCGGCCTCGGCCGGAGCGGTCAGCTACGACAACCTGTCGGCGACGTTGGCGGCGGTGGAGCAGGGGGACTACTTCAACGAGGAAGATCTCATCGTCATCGCCCATCCGTACTTCCGCCAGGCACTGCGAGGCGTCAAGGACGGCCAGCAGCGGCCGATCTTCAACGAGAGCTCCAACGGGACCGCTGGCGGCGGCCAGGGCAAGACGCCTGACACGGTCTTCGGCCTGCCGGTCTTCTGGGCCCTCGGCGCGACCGTGACGACCGTGCCGTCGAGCAAGTTCGCGGTTCCGAACTACGGCGGTGCTTCGGGTTCGGCAGCAAAGGGGACGGCCGGCAACCGCCTGCTGATCTTCTGCAACAGGCTGTACCTGCTCTCGGGCCGCCGGACCACGAACCCGACGAACCCAGGCGCGACGCCCGAGTTCCAGATCGTGCCGCCGATGTACTCCGGTACCGACACGACCATCCTCCGCGGCCGCATGCGGCGCGCGGCCGCGATGGGCAACCCGTTCGCCTTCAGCCTCTTCGAGGCTGTCAACTAGTCCGTTCGGGCGGAGCGGTGTTTCGGGCCGCTCCGCCCCTACGGCAGTACTCGAAAGTGAGGTGGCCCGATGGCGGAGAACGAAGACAAGAAGCCGACGGCCCAGAAGGCTCCGGCCCAGGCTGCGACGCCTACGAAGACGCCGCCGCCAAAGCCGAAGGACGAGGCTCCCAAGGACGCCAAGGACGAGGACCGGCGACACGGCGTCGGCGACGAGGCTGAGATCAAGGAGGCTGAGGACGATGACGAGCTCCCTGCCGGCCTGGTCAACAAGAACAAGGAGTACCCAAAGGAGCGGCACGCGGTCGAGAACGCTCCAGAGGGCATGCTTGATGGGCTGACTCGGGAGGGCGAGCCGGACGACCCGACTAGCCCTGGCTGGTGGGTGCTTTCGTACGCCCACGGTGATCCGGACAGCGTCGAGGATGAGAACATCCAGCAGTACCAGTTCCATATCGAGCAGACCATCCTCAAGGCGGGGTACCTGCCGAAGACCGCGCCGCGCATCTACGATCGCGGCGAGCATCACGTGCGGTTCGTCGTCCGGGTCTGATCATGGCGATCCTGCTATCGACCCTCTTCGCTAACAAGCTACTGGGCTTTGACTCAGTGGCTCATAGCGCGTCGGTCGCGGACCAGTTCGGAGGCGGAACGCTAGTTGTCTATAGCGGGACGCCTCCGGCCGGTCCGAACGAGGCGTTGTCAGGTAACACCGCGCTGGCCACGTTCTCATTCGCGGCCGCCTCTAGCTTGGCCGCACCCTCTGGTGGGATCCAGAACTTGGACTTCACTGCGACAACGGTAACGGCTGGCGCCTCTGGAACGGCGACGTTCTTTCGGGTCTTCGACTCAGGCAGCAATGCACTCTGTCAAGGTACCGTCGGTACTTCTAGCTCCGACATGAACCTATCGAGCACCACGATCGTCTCTGGGGACAACGTGTCGATCACGGGTACCCCGACGGCGTTCTGGCCGGTCACGTAGGGGTCAGAATGACGGCGATCTATC